AAATCTTTGTTCGTATGTATCTTCAAATTGATTAAATATAGAACAGCTAGAAAGTAAAAGTGCCAATAGGTATCGTAATTTCAGTAACTGTTCCATCTGCTTCCGTTATTTTAAGTGTTAAAGTTACACCATCGCTTGTATATTCTATAGTATTACCTTCTAAGGTTATTGTTCCTGAGCTTTGTGGTGTTTCGCCAAATAAGTTATTTACTAACTGTCTTGATAGTTCTGCATAGACTCTTGATTCAAGGTTACGCATAAATCTTGCAAGTGTAGAGTTTTCTTTCTCTCTTTCTATTTCTTCTTGTAAAGCTTTTATTTCTTCTTTAATAGTTAACTTACGACTAAACTCTTGATTTTCTATAGTAAGGTAATGAGAAGATGTGCCAATACCATTAAAACTTGGTGATTTAAATTTAAAAGTTATAGTATCTGCTTTTAAATTTACACCTATTATACCTAAAAATAAAATAATCCCAATAAACACTAAAGTTACTGTAAGTCTATATTTTTCTAGCTCTGTTGATTTAATCTTTTCTTTGGTCATCTCTATCCGCCTTTGCTAATCTATCAGTATGCATTAGTTGTGGTACACCTAATATAGTTTTTAAAAGTGTGTCTTGTCTAATTATTTCATTATCTACAGAACGAACTCTATCTATAAGAGCTACTAATATTCCATGTTGTGAGTCTAGTTTTTGACCTAATCTTTGTTCTATTTCAGATATTTGTGCTGATACTTTCTCATCAAGTACATCTACCTTAGTTTCCATACCATCAATAATTTTATTAATAAGTTTCCAGATAAATAAACCAAGACCTATGGCTGCTGCTATTGGAAAGCCAACTTCATTAATTAATTGAACTACTGAGTCCATTATTTTTAGTAATCACCCCATATTTTAGTTTTTTTACCACCTTCATAAGTAACAGCATGACCTTCATCAATAAGCATTTGACAAATATCTTGACCATCTTGTGTATAAGGTATTCCTAATATACGACCATATTTACCTTTACCTAAAGATTTAACTTTTAAATTGCCTATACAAAGTTCTTTTAATCTTTCTTTAGCAGCAAGACCTAGTTTTTTTTCAGCTAAGTCTCTAGTGCGACTTTCAGGAGTATCAATACCAGCAAGTCTTACACGCTGTTTATGTAGCTTTACATCAAATCCTAAATCAAGACAACAATCAAATGTATCTCCATCTACTATTCTTTCTAGTGTAGCGTTATATACAAACGCATCTGGTCCATTAGACATTATCTATAACTCCTTGTTTTTTTAGCTATTTTTTTTGGTTGTTTAACAAATTGTTTACCAGCTCTATTACCTTTAGCTTTTGCTCTATTAGTTGCAGCTTTTTCACTTTTTGTTAAAGATTTCCATGCTTTATCAGGTAAGTATCTTCTTTTGCCTTTACTTGGTTTACCGCTTGAAGTACGCCACTTTTGTTTACCCCAATCTTTTAAAGACCTTTGTGATTTTTTTAATGGCATTATTTACCTCTTTGTTTTCTTATAGCTTCTTTGCCTTTTTTAAATATATTAACTACTTGTGTTTTTCCCATTACTTTAGCTCTTTGTTCACCAACAGTAAGAATTTGTATTTTTCTAGCATATGGTTTTTTAACTTTTTTAACTTTTGCTACAGTAGCTCTAGCATCTGATGGAGTTGCAAATTTAATACTTACAGTATCTTTAGGATTTTCGTCTGTATATAATCTTCTGCCGCTACCTTTAGGTTTTTTTCCTGTACCTATTTTAGGGTCTTTTTTTCTTTTCATGTATCTTCAGAACTATCATTATATAAGTTATCAAATACTTGATTTACATCTAATGTGTAATCTAAATCAGATTTACTATAGTGAATATGTTGAGAAGGTTTAAAATCTGGAGCACCTTCTCCTAATTCAAATTGTGCAGGTCTTGTAACTCTTACTCTATTATTAGGTAAAGCAACTATATTGCCTGTCCATTTACCTGCATCTAATAATTCAAGTACATGATTTTGTTTATGTTGAGCTGGGTCATCTGCTGTATCAGATTTTGTGTAATCTACAGTAAAGTAATACTTTGCAGGATAAAATTTACCATCAATTTTTGCCATCCAAGGACAAGGAGAACAATTTTCTAATACATATATACTGTGTGTACGAGATGCACAATCCCAAGGTTGTGCTTCCCAAACTTCCATAGGTTCAGCCCATTCTTCAAAAGGGGTATCTCCAACAAGAGCTGTAATAGGCATACGAGCCCACATAGCTCCACCATGAACATTTGGTTCATCTGTATCGTATGTTTCTGCACCTGTAAAAATTACTTGGAAAGATAAACATCTTTTTGGAATTGTTGTAACTCCAATAACCATAGCGTGTAAAAATTCACCATGATATTTTTCGTGATTGTGTGTATATTCTTTTCTAACCCAACACTTAAAATAAGGTATGCTACTTTGTAAATAAGCCATTTACTTATACCCACCACCTGCTTTTTTATAAGCTTTTGCTAACATTTGTGCTTTCCTTGCTGACCATTGTCCAGGTCTACCACCTTTACCACCAGCTTTAATTCTGTTGAATATACGCTTACGCATAGTAGGTTTTGTATAGTTACCAGCTTTATTAACTGTTGATTTTTTTGCTCTACTCATGATAAAAATCCTGCTGTTATTACAGTAGCTACTATAAATGGATAAACAGCCCATATCATCATTTCAATTTTATCAAAACGCTTTGAACCATCTTCTAATCTCTTATCAATACTTTTATATAATGCCCTACATTCTCTTTCGTGAGATTCTATAGCATTTAAAGCATCTTTAGCAGTAGCCATTACTTTTTTGGTGCTTTGTCTTTAGCTTTTAAAACATTTAATGCACACCAATCTATAATTTTATATAGTTTACCAAACCATACATTATCTTTAGGAGTGGGTGTAATTGCTGCTATAACAGAAGCTATAGAAATAATAGCTGTAATCCACATTAATATATTAAGTATTGTCATTTGTATTCTCCTTAATTTTCTAGGGTTTTCATTTCTGTTTCTAAAACTTCATTTGCTTGTTCTTTTGTAGAATCAATAAATGCTTTTTCAAAAACGCTTTTACTAGCTTGAACTTGGTCTAGTTGAAATTTTATTCGTGATTCTTGATTACTTAAATCAAGTAGTTGTGAATGTAAGTATTGTTGTTGTGATGTTAAATCAGAAACTTTCATTTCTTTGTCATTTAACATTACTAAATGTTCTTGTTTTTCTTTACTCATTTTCTCTCCTTTTTTTATATCTAAGAACTTAATGTTTTTAATACAGATGTTGGTGAAACTTTATCAGCTATTTCTTTATCTAATGTTGTTTTTAATTCAGTTACTCTAGTACTACCCATAGCTGTTTCTACCCAACTTTGTACATCATTACTTGTAAGACTAGACCAATTTGTAAAATTAGATAAATCAGATGTATCTAATGGTGTAGAGCCATAGCAACTAGCTTTTTGTGGATTACCATTTGAATCATTATTACTATCATCAGTAGCCGTAAGTGTCCAATGCACCTCAAAAACTACATTTGACTTACCACTTTTTGATGGATATGTTTCACAATTTTTACAATCCCATTCGTAAGATATTGCCATATTTATTCTCCTTTTAAGGTTTGTATTTCAGTTTTTAATTCATCTACTGTTTCAGAAAGTTCTTGTACTGCTTTAATTAAATAAGGTGTGAGTTTTCCGTAATCAACACCCCAATTCATTTTGTGTTCATCACTACCTTCAATAACAACATTTGGTATTACTTTATGTAATTCTTGTGCAATCATACCAACTTCGTGATGATTATTTTGTTTCCAGTCAAACTCTCTTACTTTTACATCTTTTATTACATTTAATTGAGAAGAGGCATCAACAATATTTTTCTTTAGTCTTTCATCAGAAGTTGTGTTAAAAGCTACAGAAGTTCCACTTGCTGCTGATATAGAACCAATATTATGGTTACCATCACTAAATTGTGCAAACTTACCATTTGTTGCATCTTGGTCTACTGTAAATGTTAATTGTAAAATTACATTTCCTGTACTAACAGAAACATCTGGGTCATAAAAAGCTGCTACACCACCACTTAAACTATTACCTGCTGCTTGTAAAACAGTTTCACCTCCAACTGGACTTGTAAAACTTGAACCTATTAATAGTTGCCCACCCGCAGTAATTCTGGCTCTTTCTGTAAATCCTGTTCCTGTAGTAAAAAGTTGTGTACCTGCTTCTAAAGTAATTCGTGCTAAAGAATCTGTTGCACTATAATGATTTCTTATAAATAAAGTTGTGTTACCACTATTATCGTGATGCACAATACTGTTTTGTAATCTTACTTGACAATCATCTCCGTCTAAATGGACTACATGACCACTACCAGTTCTTCCTAAATGTGCGGGTGTAATTCCAACTCCAACATCTTGATTGAATATTGCTGTACCTGCCTCCGACATATCAAGGGTAAGAGCAGTAATTGTAGAACCACCATCATTTCCTTTAAATAACATATCTTTATCTGAAACCATAGAACGAACTGTAAAATCAGTGCTTTCATTTCTTAACATACCAATATCAGCACCATCATCTCTAATACGAATTATTCCACTATCTGCGTCTAAATGAATTTCATCTTGTGCATCTAATGTTAAAGTTCCACTTGATAAATCTATTTCTGTTCCGTCAATAGTTATATTGTCTATAGATACACCTGCATCTGCTGTTACAGCACCTGTAACACCTAAAGTTCCAGATATATCTGCATTACCATTTATATCAATAGTAGTAGCATTAAGTTCCAATTCAGTATCAGATACTAAATCTAATACTCCGTCTGCTGATTGATGTATGTAAGTTCCAGAATCACCAAACTGTAATTGTCTAGTGCTGTTTAATAAAATACCTGTATCTGCAACATGAGTAAGGGTGGTGTCTTGGTCATCACCTAAATTAATAACGGCTGCATCTGCTAAAAATAAATCACTAAATTCTAAAGAACTTGTACCTAATGCAGCACCATCAGAAGCATCTGGTACAAAAGCTGTAGTTGCAGTAATTGTTGTACCTTCTATTGTAGATGTTGAGGTTAATGCAGCACTTGCAGCTATAGTTGAACCAAAAGTAACACCACCACCATCAGCTATGGTAATGGCATCATCTCCATCAGTATATTCTATTAGGGGGGTTTGAATTGAAGAACTGGTTTCAATAATGCCACTTGTTTGTAAATTTAAAGTAGCAAAAGCATCTACCATAGCTCCGCCAGAACCAGCACCATCAGAATAAATTGCTTTAGTTTTACCTGAAGGTATTGTAACTGTAGCTCCACTACCTTGTTTAATTATAATAGATTGAGAACCACTTGTTCCATTTTCTATAATCCATAATTTAGAAACTGTATTTGGTCCTATAGTAATAGTACAAGTAGAATCTAATGTTCCTGTATATTTTAAGAACATAGACCTACCTGGGTCTGTTGCTCCATCTGCTATTGTAGTTGTGTGAGTATCAGCATTTGTAGTTATAGCTTCTGTACCATAACTAAAAGCTTCTGCTATTAATTCAAGATTCGTATTTGTAGTATCACCCCATGTTCCACTAGCATCGCCAGTAGCCATTTCGTTTAATCTTAAATCATTTACATATGAACTTGCCATTTTTTTTCCTCGTAAAAATTATACTTTATTTTCTATGCGACTTCACTCCAATTTGGAGATTGAGTTGTTGAAACTGTTGTATAGTTTGGTGTTTGTGAATCATCAATAATAGTCCAAATATTTACACCTTGTATTTGACCAGTTCCAGATAGTCCTATTACTTCAATAAGTGCTTTAGCTATAACTGTTTCACTACCTAAAGCTGTTGTTCCTGATAAACCTGTTATTGAAAGTATGTTATTAGTAATTAAACTTATACTTCCTAATCCACTTGTTCCAGATACTCCAGTTGGAGATACTGTTGCACCTGCTGATACTGATTCATCACCAAGTGTTCCAACTGAAGCAGAACCAGATACACCTGTTACTGCAGCACCTGCTGTTATAGCATTACCTAGTGCGGATGTTCCTGCGTTACCTGAAGCAGAAATATTTGCTGAAGCTAATACAGTTTCACTACCTAATGCAGATGTTCCTACATTACCTGTAGCAGATATATTAGCTATACCAGTAACAGTTTCACTTCCAAGTGCTGATGTAGCACTAACTCCAGTTACACTAACTAAAGCTTTAGCTATTACTGTTTCACTACCAAGTGCAGAAGTACCTGCAACTCCTGTTACACTTACTGTGGTTACTGCGGGTTGACCCCAAGGACCAATACCCCAGCCAGAACGACCCCAACCCGCCATTTATTAAGCTATTCTTATAATAGCGTTTGAAGCATCTGCTGTTGGAAATTGAATAGTAAAATCTCCTGCTGTAGAAGTTTTATCTCCACCAAAAGCAAGAATACAAACAGCAGGGTCTCCTGATGCACTATCATTAAATATCATTGCTCCATTAGCAGTTATAGTAGCTGTACTAAATGTTAAATCAGCAAAATCTGTTAACGCTGTTGTACCTGATGTTGAAGGGTCAACTCTTGTTAGAGTTCCACCTTTAGCTGTATAGTTAGTACCGCTAACTTCATTAGAAGTTGTATATGCAGTTGTACCTGCACCTAATGATGCAGAGCTTGTATATAGTGCTAATTGAAAAGTACTACCGCCACTATTCTTAAAATTATGTACTCCTTCTAATAATTCTTGTTTAAATGAAGTACACATTGCTTGTGAAATTGCCATTAAAGTCTCCTTATAATATCAGCCATATCTTTATGACCTTGTTTTTGTAATAATCCTGCTACAGTAGCTCTATCACTAGCTATAGCCTGTTTTAAATATAAAAGTACAACTTGTGTCATACTATCTTTATATGCTTGTGCTTGTGCTTTAACCATAGGGTCAGCATTATCACTAATAGATATTAATCTATCTATAATTCTTTCAGTCCAATATTCAGGACTTAAACCTTTATTGTTAGTAGTTTTAACTGATATATCACCAACATTACTTGTTACATCTAAACTAAACATTATGTTACCTGTTGTCTTACAGGACCAGTCCTATAATTATCTTTAGTATTTTTACCTTCAGCAAATACTTTTAATCTTTGTATTGCTTCTTGAAATCTTTTTTCATAATTAACCATAATATCTGGTTCACCTTTCATAAAAGTATATGCTTCAACTAAAGAACCATATAATAAACAATCTGGTGCATTTGTACCTAAATAACTTGTTCCATCACTACTTGTTGTAATAGATGTAGGTGTATATTCATAATGTAATTCTGCTGTTAAATTTGAACTAGGAGTTGGTGCTACTATAAAAGTATCTTCATCAAATCTAGCATAATATTTAGGTATTCCTGTTGTTGAACTATTAGGATATGCTTCTCTAATAAAAGCTACATCTTTAAATAATAAATATTCAAAACCACTATTATCTACAGCTAATGAATGTGCTGATAAAAAATCTGTAGGTGTTGATAAATATTGATTTCCTGATGTTAAAGTGCCTGTAACATTTTTTCTAAATACTGGCAAAGATACAAGTTTTTGTATTCTATCTTCAGTATTAACAATAAATTCATCTAAGTTATTTACAAAAGTAGTTTCTGTATTATTAGTGTAATCTTGTATTGCTGTTTTTAATGTTGTAAATGTTAATGCCATTATTCTGTACTCACTTTAACTATTCCTATTTTAGTATTTAATACTAAACCTGTACCTGAAACTGGATTGAATCCATAATATTCAGTAGATGATTTTTTACCTCTATCAGGTCTTGGATTATAAAGTGATTGATTGTCTGATGTATCTACCTCACCAATTTTTAATTGAGGATGGTCTATATCAAAACAATCATCACAAACTCTTAATCCATTACGAATACCATCTTCTATTTCGTATTTTAAATCGTTTAATTTATAAGTAAAACCACATCTATCACAGTCTCCTAAAGCTTTTTTACCTAGGGCATAACTCATCTGTACACATTCATATCAGGTACAAACTTTACTGGAGCTCTTTCTCTATCTGCATCGCTTACATCATTCCAAAGTTCATCGTATCTTTGTTTTATCATTGGAACTCTATTTACTGCTTCTGGTATTTTACAAGCTAAATTATATGCAAGTGCATATGTAAGACAAGGTAAATATCTATTGGGAACATCTGCATTATTACTTGCTACATTACCTGCATCTTCTATTCTTTTAATATAGTCATAGACTAATGTATATGTTTCTGAAGAATCAGGAGTTGCCCACAATACTATATTATTAGAGCTAGTTCCTTTATCTACAAAAAACTGTGTAGGTTTTGATTGTAATAATTTAACAGCTTGATGATTGTATTCTGTTCTTGATATTCTATTTAGTCTTTGGTCAAACTGATTAGAAGTATCTCCTGCATCAGTTCTAATAAAAGCATCTACAACTTCAAGAGCACTAGATTCTATTGCGTAACTACTTGTACCAGCAGTAAGTGTTTGAGTAGCTTGTTCTATTTTCCAAAGGTTTAATCCTTTGTTTTGCCATTCTAAGAATATAAGATTTAAAGCTCTTTTAGCTCCTTTATAGTCATAACCAGAACGCAACTCACTACCGCACAAATCATAGGCTTCTTCCATGATGTCGGCTAAATCTAATGTAAATGCTGTTGTTCCACTTGTTGCCATTGTTTATCCTGTATTAACACTTCCACCTTCTACGAGCCTGTCTAATTCTTGAATTAGGGTCGTTTCTAGTTTTAGCTGAACTTCTTTTAAGTTGTCCTAAAGACCTTGCACAGTAAGATTTTCTGCGTTTTGCAGCCTTACTACCTTTTTTTACTTTACCTGTTACTGCTGTTTTTAATTTAGAACCAGGATTTAAACGCCTATAAGCTTTAACACCAGCTTTAGTCATACCAGCACCAGATTTAGTAGAACGAAAGTTCTTCTTATTCCTAGATGGCATTTTAGCCTGTTTTCTTATAGGCATAAGTATTAGTTAAGACTTACCGCCTTTAGCGTAGCTTTTAGTTTTCATAGTTCTTTTACCACCACGCATACCGCCTTTAGTAGTCATCTTACCACCACGCATACCGCCTTTGGTTTTCATCATGCGTTTTGTGTTTTTACCACCAAATGCACCGCCTTTGGTTGTCATAGTTCTTTTACCCATTTCAACTTTTTTACCTGCAGAAAAACCTTTATTTTCCATAGGCATATCATTAGTCATTCTAGTAGTCATACCTGCACCAAACATTCTTTTGACATACTGTCTATTAGATTCAGCACCCATTTCAGTTGCTTTTAGTTGTTTGCCTCCAGTCATACCACCTTTTGGTTTCATTTTCATAATTAATTCCTTTATTTTTTAACTACAGTTTTTTTCTTAGCTGTAGTTTTTTTAGTTGTTTTTTTCTTAGTTGGTTTTTTACCACCAACATAAGCTTCATTTATATCTGGAGTAGATGGGTCATCACCGATAAGTTGTCCTTTTTCGTTTCTTGCCCTTTCTCCATTCATTTCAGCACATTTGCGTTCTGCATCTTCTAAGTCTGGGTCTGGACCAAATATTGGTTTCCATATACCATCATCTGAAGCTTCTAAAACTTTATATTGTGGTGGGAATTGACCAGTTTCTGAAATTATATAATTTTTACTTTTTGCCATAATTAAATCCTATTAATCAGAATACACTTTTACCATTTCTAAAGTAATAGAATAAGTGTCTCCTGAAGAGTGTCCTTTAGTAGTAAATAGAATATCTCCATTTTTACCACTACCTGCGTTATTTGGAAGTCCACCAAAATCTTTAAAGTCCATATGTCCATTACTACTTTCAGCAAGTTCTACTAATAAAACATTAGAAGTAGCATTTAAAAATAATTGAACAGACATACCTACGATAGCATGACTAATACGCATAACTCTAACTTCTGAACAAGCTGTACCTACTGAGTTAGAAGCTAAGGCAGATACATCTACCTTAGCTACTGCGGATTCTCCCGTGCCATCGCTGACATTTGTAAACTTCATAACACAATTTCTTTCACCATCAATAATGGTTTGTGATGTTACTGCGTCAGCCATAATTTACTCCTTATTAAGATTGGTCAGTAAATGCTGGAACATCTGCACCTTCTTGATTACCCCAGATATACCAATTAGTACTATCTTTAGCTAATATATTAATTTCAAACAAACCAAAGTCTGTAAGAGTTAATATAGAGTTTGAGTTACCATCTGAATATACAGAAAGGTTGTCTGCATTAGAATCTAAATGAACAATGCCGCCAATATAAAAATTAGCATCTGCACCTGTATCAATAATAAGATTTTCTGTTTCTTCTGCAGCACCGCCATAAATTAATTTAAAATATACACCTGCTGATGGAGAAGGTAATGTTAATGTGCAGTTAGCTGAAAGTGCTGGTACTACAGAAACTCTACCACCATGAGCAGTTGCTGTTAAAGAAATAGCTGTTGTATCAGCTAAAGCTACAGGAGTAACTTGCATACCATCACCATTTAAAGTGAATTCAGTAGTTACAGCACCTGTAG